TAGATAAAAAACAAGGTTTTGCAGAACGAAGAAGTAAATAGCAAGATATGTAGCTCGGTAATTAACTATATACCATCTACGATCGTATCAAAAAAGAACCTATCTAAGAGTTGGCAGTATGGATACAATGACAAACATGATGTTGTTATTATATCTAAGACAGGGCAGATTGGTGAGATTGTAAATATATCAGGTGCTTTTGGTTAGCCATTATAGCTAACCCCGAACTGATACACGCATCGAATTTTGTCCTATCCGATATATCAAACTTTGCCCAATCCTCAAGTGTCCTTGTGAACGGCATCGTCCCAATCTCATCAGGATTCCTATACGCTCCTGAGAAATCAATCCCAACGTACTTCTCAATATAAGATTCAATAGCTGAAGCGTGCGCCTGCTTGACATCCTCTGATGAGTTAGGAATACCTCCAAGCTCACGCTCAGTCTTTGATAGCTTCGAGTATTGCTTGTCAGGTCGGTTCATACAGAAACCTCTGTACCCCCGATTCTTAAAGTGATACAACAATCTAGGCTTATTATTCTCCACTAATATAGGCATTCCGTAGAATACACAAGCCATAAGAACCTCCTCAAAGAATATCTCAGCGGTCTGAGGTCGTGCAATATATTCCAAAAAGAACTCATTTATTGGTGCCTCGTCCATGTGGAACTTGGTCATACCATGCAACGAGCCATTAGAACCACGCCCCCCGACAACAGCAGATATATCATAGGAGTCACAGCCAAAGGATCCAAGATGATCATTACCCGGATACTTTACACCCCCACGCTCATGGATGTTGTTCTGAAGATGCTTTGGTGGAACCCAACTCATAAGGAATCTTCCTCTAATATCAGGACTCCAAATAACTCTTGAGTCCTTTATTCCATCAGCCCACATAAAAGACCCCCGTGTTAGGTAGTGTTCCTTAATCATGGTATCGTTATAGTCAATCTGCTGATATATCTTGGTAAGATTAAATAGAGCCTGCTTGCTTTCATCCCTAAAGGCATGGGACTCTGTCCTTGGAAACTGACGATAGAACTCATTCAATGCATCAGCATCATTCTTTAACGAATCAACCTCTGCCTCCCAATAGTCTATAGCCCCATTAAGTATCCACTCACCATCCACCCCCGCAATAGCTTTAGCAGGTTTCCTAAATACAGGCATACCATACCTATCAATAAACCCCTCCATGTTCCACTCCATAGGAATAAACAGAGAGTACATCCCGCTCTTTGTCTGACCGTTTGCATTTCTCTCCTTAGTAGATGAGTCCTCGTATAGCTTCTTAAAGTTAGAGCCACCCTTATTTAATGCATTTGACGTTGAACCCATCATACATTTCCCGATAACCTTACTACCCAAACGTAGACAGGTCTTGGTAACACGCCAATTATTGAGGATGTTATTAGGACTTGTCCACTTACCTGACTCGTCATGAGCTAGGAAGGCTAGCTTCTCACCGTCATATGAGTTCTCCTCCGTGTTCTTCCAATCGATAGTAGTATCCAATCCCTCAATCTCATCAACTGATGTCTCGTACATATTCTTCTTTGTAATCTTTGAGGCAGGAACCCTGAACGCTAGCTCAGTCTTTGGCTTATCCATACCATCCATGATCGGTTTAAAGAAGAACGGCAATCGATTATTGATAGGGACAACCTTGTCCGTGAACATCTTCTTAGCATCGCTACCCGTCTTTGATAGTATCCCAACCCTTGCATCTCGTGCAAGAGTTCCGATATTAACGCACTCAGATGATGACATAAACGAAAAACCTGAGCGACGTATCTTAAGATATATCATTCCAAAACATCTTGGGTCAGCCTTGCAAGCCTCCCAAAATATGAAGAATATCCTATTAGCCTCACGAAAATCAGGGTATCCAATATCTATACTCGACCATTGAAGGTACATATAGTGTGACCCTGTAATGTAGCAGGGCTTCCCGTTGTTCATAAACCAAAAGCCCTGTTCTCTATAATCAAATTCCTGTTCGATATAATCAACCCACTTGTTCTTAAACTCAGTGGGCTTCTCGTTCCATTGGAAGATTGACTGTATCTTATCCAACTCACGTGGTATCTCTGTTCGTTCCCAATACTGCTCAGTACTCTTACCACTCCTCTTATGACAATCCTTAGGAGCTAACGGTAATGCTATATGCACACCTGATATATTTACAATCTCACCAATCTGCCCTGTCTTAGATATAATAACAACATCATGTTTGTCATTGTATCCATACTCCCAACTCTTAGATAGGTTCTTTTTTGATACGATCGTAGATGGTATATAGTTAATTACCGAGCTACATATCTTGCTATTTACTTCTTCGTTCTGCAAAACCTTGTTTTGTATCTACCTTATTTTCACCTCTATCAATCTGAGCAAGACTCTCTCGCTCAGCTTCAATCCTACTTAGAATCTCGAATGCGTCAAATATAGCTAACTTCTTTGTAGCTGCTGCATTTTTTAATCTATCTGCAGCTATCTCATCTTCGGGGTCATGCTTGATAATCTCCTCCTCAGCTACCTTTATTAGCTGCTCAACAGCTCTCTCGGCTGCAACAATTATCCTCAACTTAACTTGCTTGCTATCCATATAATCTATTTATAGAACATAACATACACCATCCTTCCATCAGCCCATCCCTCGTTAGGATACTTGCTGTGAAAATAATTGCATGGATAGCATACCGCTCTATTAACTTTATATCCAACCACAGACTGAAGGTCCCACCTGCTCCTGTCATTTGATTCTTGAATAAGCATCTCATCAAACATATCAAACGATACATTCTTTGGGAGGCAGTGACCAATAGCCTTATGCTCCCAAAATGCAGTCCCATGTAGTCCATCCATTGTTGATGGAGACAGATAAAGAACTAACGCACGATCAGGTCTCTCGCCATTTATTATAGCATCTGAGTGTATCCTCCAATCAGTATCAACCTTATCGGTAGCTACACGAAAGAAACTTAGTATGTTCCTTCTCTCAATACCCTCTAATGCATTTATCTTATTTATGATTATACTGTCAATAGACTCATCGCTACTGTGAATCCAAAAGCTCTTCTCACCAACAACTACCTCATTAAACGAATCCAAGGTTAGTACGCTCATTATAGAATCGTAGAGTTCCTTATCCAAGAAGTCATCGATTATATTTATCATAGCTTTATTGTTATCTGATGGTCGTGTACCCTATATAGTTTTTCACCATCAACCGTAAACTCATACTCACTCTCAGGAGTGAAGCATATGTAGTCTCCATTATTTACACCTTGACTGATGAGATACTCGTTAGCGTATTTCATCTGACCCATCAATGGCTCCTCAGAGAATGGCTTCTTAACGTATGAGTCAATAGCAGATATCGGTTTTACAAAGCAGTACCTATCGTATGAGTGCCACTGATCACCCTTCTTATACATGAAGAATTGATCGGGTTCAATAAAAAATGAATCATCACGGAAGAAGCTCTTGCCACTCTTACGACGACCCTTCATATCATTATAGAACTTAAATACATTGTGATGGACAAGTAAGATATCACCCGGTTCAATAGGACCATTATATCCTAAAGGAGTCTCTACCACCTCGGCAAATCTATTGGAGAACTTATGATCCTCCTCCGATGTGTTAACTATAAAGTCAACTCCTCCTATGTCCCTTGTGTTATCGTATCTTTTCCTATTCAATGGCTTTGCAATGAAATAGAATGGAGAACGCATTAGAAGTTTATATTAAATTCGATTGACATTGGGATAGCCGAGTTGAATTGTTTCCACAAAACGACCTCCTCTTTTTCATTTATGATGTATATTAGAACAGCACCCATATCAGGAACATACCTGATAAGGTGAATCTCATTTGAATCATTAAGGACACGCTGCCCTACAATATAGTGCATAGCACCATTCTTGTAGTCGGGACCTATTGACAGCTTCCTTACATCCATGACTATACCTGATTTACAGTTACAATTATGCTTGGCGTGGCAGGGTGTACACCATTAGCAGCTTCAGTTACTATACTTATATTAGTAGATGTAGCTGTCCACATCAGCTGTATATAGTCCCCTGCAGTTATTGGAACAAAGTAATTCCAAGCTGCCATTAAATAGTTTGAAGCACCTTGAAGTGAAACCTTCCCATTAGTATCAGCTATATTAGCAGCTGCAGTGCTTCCATTCTTTCTTAACCAAAAATCAACCGTCTGACTCGTACCTGTCGAATTATTTAGCTGAGCAGAGAATAGCAAGTTGTATACTCCTGTATGAGCAAATGTTATCCTAGTAAGATTGGTTCCATCACTTACAATGCTTACTCCATTTGTGCACGCAGAATCAGTTGTTCTAAGGATCACGGGTATACCCGTTGCTAACTGAGGTGTAGTAATTGTTTGCGTGATGCTATCATAGAATGATCCATGATAGAGTTGGCTATCAATAGCAGACCCAACGCTAACCCAAGATGGAGTCAATCCTGCTCCGTTGCTCTTAAGTATATATCCTGATGTACCTGCATCACCGTTCATTACCATCGGACCATTGGAGGTAACAAACTGTATCCCATTCCAAGTCTGAATAGTATTAGTGAGTATAGAATTAGTTGATATAGAGTTAGATGTAAAATCATAAGTTCCTAGGTCTACATCATTTGTAGCTCCTGTGTATGGAACAAATGATCCACCAATAGCAGACCCAACGCTAACCCAAGATGGAGTCGATCCCGCTCCATTGCTTTTAAGTATATACCCTGATGTACCTGCACTTCCATTCATCTGCAGGGGTGCAGTTGCCCCAAGGAATGATGCTCCCTGAAATGTCTGAAATGTGTCAGTAACAATAGAACTAGTTGATATAGAGTTAGATGTAAGACCATAAGCTCCTAGGTCTACATCATTTGTAGCTCCTGTGTATGGAACAAATGATCCACCAACCTGACCAAGAGCTAGGATATCAGAGATAAGAAAATTCTTGGTGATATTTGCATTAACTGCATCAGTACCAATTACATAGTCATCCTCGCTTGGGGGTGTAGCGAATGGGTATGTGCTTATCCTTGCCATGGTCAAAAGTT